TCTTGAGGGCGGCGCGCATTTGTTGACCGGATCCGATTTCGATCTTGGGAACGTGCGAGTTGAGTTTCGACGTCGGGTAGGCCGGCAACAGCTTGAGGCCGGAGAACATTTCGTCGGTCGTGACGGACTCCATCACGACGTCGGTCAATTCCTCGCGAGGAACGGCCGTGGAGTTGAGATAAACGGGCATTTGAGAACCTTTCTTTGAAGAGGGTGGATTGTGCGGTTCGGTGCGTTGTGAGGGGCCGGGCGATCAGGCCGACGCGACGCCTTGCATATAGGTGAGCGTCCCGCCATCGGCGCCGGTCGTCGTCGAAACGCCGACCAGCTTCGCGCCGCCAGAGGTGACGGTGGAGAGCTTGCCGTCGGCCGCGCCGTAGATTGAGACGCCGAGGCCGATCGTTCCCGATGCGAGGCCGATTTGTTCGCCTGGCGCATTCAAGAAACGGATCAGGCCAAACGCGCCGTCGGCGATCGGTTCCATCGCGACGCCGATCGCGACGTCGGCGGCGTCGGCGTAAACGATTTTCGGCTTTCCGGAGTTGTCGGGCGAGGTGTTGAACTTGACTCGAGCGTAAAGCGCGATCGCTTCCGCAGCTTGAAACGTACCCTCGGAATTCGGGTTGATCGTCTTGTTCGAATAGGCGGCCATGACAGAGAGGATTTAGGTTATTGCGTTGCGTGGTTCGGCGATCGCCGATCAAACGATTTTCTTCGCCGCGAGGTGCGCCGTATAGGCGGCCTTATTTTCGCGCATCACCATTGAATGCGCGTCGGCCCGAGAGAGCTTGCCAGAGGAACCCGCGACTTTTTCGTCGACGAGCTCGAGATACGTTTTCGGCGTATCGGCGGCCGGTTTCTTTTCGATCTCGGCGCCGGCGGCGAGCTTGACGTCGCCACCCTTGAGACCGAGCGCCGCCGCTTGCTTGCCAAGATCGGCTTTCAGTTTGCCGACCGATTCGTCGACGACCTTGGCAACCGCGCTCAATTGAGCGGCCGAGAGTTCACCCTCGGCGGGCGCCTTTTCGGCGACCGGCGGCGCGGCGAGCTTGGCGACTGCGGACATGCATTCCTTGACTTGACCGGCCAGGGCGGAGAGAGCCGACATGATTTCGGTCGGCGTCGGTTCTTTGGTTTCTTCGGGCATGGTATTGGAGCGGGTTGAATTTTTTGGCGTGTCGCCTTTGCTCTCGGTTTCGTTGTCCACGCGTGCCGAAAGAAAAAGACCGTCCGGGGTGATCGCGCCGCGGTCGACGATGTCGACGGCCTTAATCGCCTTCACTCGCATCACGGCGCGGCCGCCGATGACCTCGAACGTCGGGGTCAGGTCGCAAGAAAGGCCGACGTTCGCGCCGTCCTTTTTCGCCGTCTCGAGAACCAGGGCCCGGTGAGCACTCGCGTCGAAAGCGAAAATGTCGCACGAAACCCGATCGCCATCGCGCCGGAAGTGTTCGGCGTATCCGACTCGAGCGCCGATCGAGTCGTCGTGATCAACTCGAACTTTCAACCGGCCGCCGGCGTCTTTGATCGCCGAGAGTAGCGTGTCGAGCGTCTTTTCGTCGGTGACGACTTGCAGCTTTTCGACGACGCCGGGCGCCTCGGCGTCCGCGGTCAATGTTCCGTCTCGCTTGAGAAAGACGAACTTGCCGATCGCCGGAACGCCAGACTTGGCAACCGTCGCGCCAGAGATGAGGCCGGTTTTCTCGTCAACCGTCGAGGCCGCCAGAACGAGCCGGAGATCGTGGTTTAGAAGGTGCATCACCCTCCGGCGGGGTGTCCACGCTTCCCGATCCTGGCGCGGGCGCCGGCGTTGACGCCGGGTTCGCGAATTTCTTGGAGATGAACGGCAAGACTTGCTCGATCGGAACGCCGGTCTTTTTGGCGACGTCGTTCGCGTCAGCGAAAACCTCGATCGCCTTTTGTTTGATCTTTGATCGCACGACGCGCGGGTCGCCGCCGAGGTCGGAAATATAGTCGTCGGGCGCGATGTATCCACCGTCAACGAGTTTGATGTCGGCATCGACCTCGCGGCCGTAGTCGACCGAGATTTCTCGACCCATTTGCCAGGTGCCGCGGAACCGCGCCGGATCCTTGGCAAGCGTTCCAAACCGTTTCAGGTCGAGCATTCCTGACTTGATCCCGGCCTCGATGAATCGATTTTTGGTCGGGTTCAGTAGAGAGAACTTGAGCCAACGTTTATCCTCTTCGAACGTCCGCATCGCCTTTGATGCGTAGAATCGTTGAACGACGCCGCCGGCTTGGCTCGCGTAAACGAATTCGAGAGGCAGCTTGCAGCCCATTGCCATTTGCCGAAAGAGACTTTCGGTCATCGGCTGAAATTGTTGATTCGGGAAATCGTTCGGAAACTCGACGATTCCCTCGCCGACCTTCACAAAGTTTTGCGTCACGCCGTCGATATCGATCGACATCGGCAACGCCGTGCCGTTCGAGGTCGTTCCGCCGCTTTCGTACCCGTTACCTCGAGGCCGGCCTTGCTCATTCGAAACCGTCGGCAGTTGCGAGGATCGGTATTTGATATTGAGTTTCGTCGCGTCGAGGATCTCGGAGAGGTCGAAAGCGTGTTCAATCGAGTTTTTGAACACCGTGACGCCGTGATATTGCTCGATGCGGAACGGGTCAAAGTAATGGAGAAAGTTGTTCGCCGAGACGTCGAATTGAAATTCGTACGCGTTCATTTTCGGCAACCGTCGGAAAATCTTGTACGTGACCGGCGCGCCGGAATCTTGGTCGACGATGATCCCGCCAAAGTCTTTCGGATCCGCCGGAGTTCCGACGTTAGGGTTTCCGATGCGATCGCCCGAGATCGCGTTGATCATGATCCGATCCCCTTCATCAACCAGGATCCAACCGAGCTCGCCGTCGCGTTTTTGCGAGCGGATCGCCAGCCGGGCGAGCTTGGGCAAATCGAAACGGCGCGAGTAATCGCAAGTCGCGAATTGCCAATCGAGATAATCGTTGATCACGAGATCGGCCTCGTCGTTTCCGGTCGCGGCGCGATAGCTCAAATCGCCGACGACGTACGTTTCAAAGTCGCCGAGCATTCCGTCGCAAAATGGGAAATCCTCCTCAAGTTGCCGGGCCGCGCGCATCAGGATAATGCGTTGATACGCTTGTTTGAAGTCCTCGGGAGTGGACAACGGCGCCGCGCCTTTGCGTTTCGTTCCCGGTTCGGCGCCGGCGTAGTTGCGTTCAACCGACCGGCGAGCCTCGGTCTTTTGCCATTCGCGAACGCGTTGCCGATCGATCCGCCATTCGCCGGTGACGGCCTTGTAAATGAGAGTCGAAAAGTTCATGCGCCGAAAGTCGATCGATCAGGGCATCGCGCCGCCGGGTTGAAATTCGGCGAGACGCGCGTGTTCACGTTGTCGAGGCCGAGTTGATCGGTGATCGCGTTGATCAGCCGCGTGAGCTCGTCGACGGTCATCAGTTGCAGCGAGTAGCTTTGCGCACTCGAGGAACCTTGCTGAACCGTTCCCGTGATCTTTTGCAGAAGTGCGGCCTTTGCAGCCGTCAACAGGGTGTCGAGGTCAGCCGACGAATAAGCGGAGAGATTCAGAACGGGCGCGGCCATCGAAAACGACCGCCTTGTCCACGTTCAGGGCGGCAACGCCAGCGCCGCCAGGTATCCGGCGATCACATGGTTCTCGCGATCGCTCCCGAAATCGACGTCGAGCCGGATCGCCTCGCCGACGTGTGCATAACTCCAAAGCGAGAGGATCCGTTTCGGCGGCAACTTGGGAACCGGATCCTCGGCGATCTCGTAACGCCAAAACGAGCCGGGCGCGGTGACGGTTTGGAATGCTCGAGCGAATGACGTCGAGCCGACGCGCGGCGCGCCAAAGACGACGCCGACGGGCTCGAACCTGGCGAGATCATATCGGCTCGAGATGCTCGAGAACGCCAGAGTCGCCAGGGCGCCGCCGAGCGAATGACCGACGACGGCGATCCGCCGCGCCGCGGTCGTGAGCAAGATCCGCTCGAGTTGATCGTCCAGATCCCTTTTCAGGCTTTCGAACAGGTCGGCGAAACCGTCGTGAACCGAGCCGAAAGGAACGATGTCGCGGAGGTCGAGCCGGCGCGTCGGAAACCGGAAATCGTTCGCCCATTCGGTTTCCGTCGCGGTTCCTCGAAACGCGATGACCAAGGTCGAGCCGGCCTCGATCACGTACCCAATCGGGGCCCGTTCGCGGATCCAGTGATATCGATCCCGCGGGCCCGGCCGCCGCTCATAGCGGGCCGACTCTCCCCAAATGAGCGGGGCGCCGGCGAACGTGAATTCGGCCGGGCCCGGCTTTCCTAGGTCGCGCCAGGTGTCAAACAGACTGTAAAGCGTCGCGATCGTTTGAGCGTAGTTGATCGCCTCGAGTCGGGTCGGCGGCATGATGACAAATGATATCCCATCGGGGCTCGGTCGAATTGCCGATCGCCTCTCGGATCGTGTACCCGAGTTCGACGAGCGGCCTTGTAACGTCGTCCGGTGTCCACCCATTGCGCGCCAGTAGCTCGGGATAAATCTCGATGAGCAGAGTCGGCCGAAACGTTTTGAGCGTGGAGATCGCGCCGTGAATCACGGCCGGCTCGAATCCTTCCACGTCAATTTTGATGAACGTCGGCCAGGTCGGCGCGATGTCGTCGAGCCGTTTGGAAACTTGAAAGCCGTACGGCGCCGCGGAAACGGTTCGGGTTCCGAGGTTGCAGCCGATCGGGTCGGAATTGATCACGACCGGCCGGCCGTCGCCGACCGCGGCCTCGATAAAGTGAACGTGTTTCTCGTTCCGGAGGTTCCAACGGGCGGCGAATGCGGCGTCGACTTGGGGCTCGTAGGCATAGACGACGGCGCCGGTCGCCGCGAAAATGAGCGCCGTATCTCCGATGAACGCGCCGACGTCGAGAACGAGGTCGCCGGGCCCGAGCGCCTGAACCTCCGGCAACTCGGCGAGCTCGCTCTCGATCGCGATCGTTCCGGCCGTGAGGGCGCGCGGCGTTAAATTCGCGTCGTCGGCGAGAGCGACAAAGTCGGTTCCCGGGATCGTGATCAGGTTGATTCGTTGAGGGCGTGATGAGGTCATGAGTTTGCGCGAACGAGTTCCGGGTTTACGTGCCAGTAGGTGAAATCTCTCGGCTTGAGGCCGGTTCGGGCGAACCATTGACCGATCAAGATTTGATTGCGTTGATTGCCGGCGAGCGTCGATCGGTGCTCGGGGTTTTCCCAAAACGAATCGTGTCGCTCGTGATAGGTTGCCAAAGGAATTTCACGGCCGCCGGTCAACTTGATCAACTGGCGCAAAGCCTCGTCCCAATGTTCCCGGGCCCAAAGGAAATCGCCGAACTCGTGACCGTTCTTGATCCACCAATCGCGAGTGAAGAAAAACGCGTCGGTTCCGGCGTACGGGGTTCCCGATCGCAATTGGCCGTCGTGTTTCAGCGGGCCGGAGAGCCGAGGGAAATCATATCGATGCGTGAACGCCGAACCGTATCGGCCGACCGTCTCGAGGATCCGGCCGGTCAAGCCTGGCGCGAACCCGACGTCGGCGTTCGTCAATGCGATGATGTCGCCGAGAACGTTCGATCGCTTCAAGCCGAACTCGATCACGTCGCGAACGAAAGGAACCGCGGCCGGGTCGCCGATCGAGCGGCCGTCGCGCGGATATCGCTCGGCCGAGAATTCGCTCGGGATCCATCGGCGCGTGTCGTACTCGATTGCCCAAGAATCGCGCGCGGTCGCGCAACGCCGGCGCGTGTCCGCGGATTGCTCGCGATCCGGGGCGCCTGTCCAAACGTGAATGATCCGCGGGATCAGTCCCGGCGATTGCGGGTTGCAAACGATCTCGACGACTTCGTCGATCGCGCCGGGAAACTCATCGTAAAAGAAACGGCCGACGTGTTCAGGCCGCCAGGGCGAACCGTGCCAGTCCGACGGATCTCGAGTTGCAAGAGAGATCACCGGAACCTTTGAGGCCGCCGCCAAGTGTTGATGACCGGTGTCGATCGCGACCAGGCAATGCGCTCGTTCAAACAAGCCGAGCAAATCGAAAAATCGCTCGGCGCGAACGGTCGAAAGATCGACGACGAGAAGTCTTGTTAGCATCAATTTGCCGAGCAACCGACGTATGAGCGATCGAGCGTAGGGAAACGGACTCGAGGTTCCCTCGAGGGCGGCAAGAACGAAAGGCGGCCGATCCTTTCCGATCACGCGATCAATCAACTCGCGTTCGCGGTCGGCGTCGCGGCGATCGATGACGAGCGGCAGCGATCCCCAGGGGTCGGGCGATCCGGCTTTGAACCAGCTTTCCCGCGCGAAACTCGTGCACGTTTCCGTTGTCGACAGGCCGACGCCGTAAATCTGAGGAACGACGATGTCGGCCGTCAATTGCCGGGCTTGATAGAGAGCGCCGGCCGCGCGGTCGAATGCGCCTTGCCAGACAACCGGCTCGACGTACGAGACGCCGTCGAGAATCCCGGCGAATTCTTGCGCGACCATGAAGAGAGGCCGCTCGCCGGTCGTGACATGATATTTCCAGGCCAAAGGCAACGCGTTGAGGATATCCCCAGCGCGGCCGAGTTGTAGGTACAAACGTCGATTTGTGCTCATGAGATTAGTTCATTTTGAAGACGCCGGCCATGAGGCCGAGAACGACGAAACCCGACTCGCAGTCGTGCAAGTGATCCGGCCAACCGCTTAACTTTTTCCAGACTCGTTTTTCCTCGCCGGTCTTGGTCGTCTCGATCACTTGCCGATGCGAGTTTATGTGTTCGGCGTACTCGGGGCAAAATTCCATGATGTCGCGAGGAACCTCGAACGCCGGGCCGTTTCCGTTCCGCAGGTTCGCGAGTAGGTCTTGAACCTTTTGCGAGCTCCAAAGGTAGTAACAGGCCCAAAGCCGACCGGTTTCCGCGGTTCCGTATCCGATATCGATCCGGCGTTGCTCGGAGAAAAGTTGCCGGGATCCATGAAACGGAGACTCGGGCCCGTGAACGAATTCCTCGGTATCCTGGCCGAGCATTCCGTACCACTTGAATTTTGCGCAAACCTCGTCGACCGTCGTCGGGTCGTGCGCTCGGTCGACCGCGACCCAAGGGCCCGGCCGTTCCTCAGTCCATTCCGGAACGCCGAGGGCGAGTTGTCGGGCTCGAACTTCCGACCATTCGTTGATGCGGCCGCAATCGATCAGCCTCGAGCGACCGTCGCGCGCCAGGGCCCGCGCAATAAACCAGCGATGCGGGATGTCACCCTGACTCCCGCGTTGATTGTCGACGAGCATCACGCGAATCCACTCATCCCGCCAGGATCCCGGCTTGATGATGTCCGCTCGAGTATAGTCGCCGAGCTTTAACTCTTTCGAAACGACGATCGGCTTTTCGCGCCAGAACTCCGCGAGATCCTCGCAAATGAACGTTCGTAGAATCTTGCTAGCGAACAGGCCGCCGCGCAAATGCATCCGAACCCAAGGATCGAGGATCTCGACCCAAGGCCGGCGGCCGATCGCGAACGCGTTGACATGGAGTGAAACGATCTCCGGCGACGCGTCCGGATTTCGCGGGATGTAAACGCCATTCCGGTTCAGCTTTCGCAACAACTCATCCGACCAAAACATTTCGTGACCGCACTTGAGGCAAACGACGCGAACCGTCGACGCGAACTCTCGGAGATCGATTCCCCCATCGTCTTTCAACTTCGCTTTCGAGAGATCAAATCGAATGTTACAACCGGGGTCTTTGGTGTTGAAAATGTATTGGAACGGCCTCGAGCAATTCGGGCAGTGATGCGACCATTCGAGTTGATTCCCGGCGAGAAATCTTTCGTGCAACTCCGAACCTTCATCGCCGCCGAGCGAGATGTTCAGGATCTTTTTGGTCTCCCGGTATGCACGCGTTCTTGTGTGCATTTGCGTGAGCCACGGCCGCTCCCACAAATGAACCTCGTCGTTTACTTGAACCTCGACGGAATCGCCTTGCCGGTTCGAGTCGGTCTCGGCGCCTTGAATCAGAAGCCAACTTTTATCGGCGAAAACGATCCGTGATTTCGTCGCGTCGTCCGGGTTGTCCGAATGCTTCCCAACGATCGCCGGCGTCGCGACTTGCATTTGCTGCCATCGCGTGTCGTGCCAGGCTTTCGCCTTTACGTTCGTGCTCGTGTTAAACGCGATCTTTGCCGGCTTGGTACAAATGCGATGGGAAATGCCGACCTCGGCGCCTTTCGTTTTGCCCGACTCTTGCGGCGGCATCACGGCCGTAATTTCTCGAACTTTCGGATCGTTGAACGCTCGGAGCATTTCTCGAATCCAAGGAACGTTCTCGATATTGAATCGGCCCTTGAACGTCTCCGAGCTCCCGAAATCGACGTTCGCGTCGTCGTAGTTCGGCGGCGTTCCTCCCGCCCATTCCCAAATCTCCCGGCGATCGGGCGCGCGCAAGCTTTCGCGAATCAGTGTTTCGACGGGGTGTCTCATTTCGCTTTCTCGATTGGTTTGGAATTCACGAACTCGCTCGAGCCGGCGCGGAACCTGGCGACGATCCGGTCGACCGCGGCCGCGTTGAGTTCCTGGCACTCGGCGACCGAGCGGCCGCGATATTGAGGGGGCAAGATCGACTCGAACTCTTGGGTCAGTAGCTCGCTCAATTCGGCCATGAGAGGCACGATCACGCCGGCAACCTGACCGACCGGGATCAACTCGCCGCGGGCCTTTGCGAGCTCGAGTTCGGCGAGTTCAACGTCGACCGCTAGTTTCCTTTCCTTCGACGCCGCGATTCCTTTCCCGCCGCGTTTCTCGAGCTCGACAAATTGCAAGACCTCGGCCGCGGAAAACTTCCCTCTCTTGTCCGGCAACGGCGCGCCGGGCCGCTGCATATAGCGCGAGAGAGCCGATTTCGACCAGCCGGTCAAAGCCGCGATATCGCGCAACGAATGCCGACCGGTCGGTTTTGGGGTCTTTTTTTGTCCCATCTGAAAATTTTGGCGCTCGTGAAAAAAGAGAGGGCGCTTGCAGGTACC